GTGGATGTTGCTTCAAGACGATCACCATCCTCCCTGGTACCAAGTGTATACCACTCGTAGGTCTGACACACTTTAGGAATGAGGTTGAATTCCTGTTGGATAAAAACACAAAGTATATCATCCGCGACAAATACACGACCGTGTCACCGTCGAAACTTTTGGATTTCCACGGGAACTACCATCAAACTAAAAAGATAAAAGTCAGTGACATCATCATAGGATAAATCAGGTTTAAAGATGAAACCCTGGTATATGTTAGATGGACCGCGTGAAACAATTGGAAGAGATTCAAAAAAAGGCGAGGGATCTATTCGAGAAAAAGAATGCCGACTATGGGGATGCTTTTACCACGTATGGTATCGTGGGGGTCCTCGTCCGCATTCAAGATAAGATTCAACGCTGTATCAGTCTCACTAAAAAGGGGATTCAACTCGTCGACGATGAATCACTCGATGACACTCTGATCGATTTACATAATTACGCCGCCATGGGAATGATGATTAAAGAGGAGAATCCTAGACAATCCATAATGTCTCGTCTTCTCGTGAAAAGGCTCAACGAACACGCGATTATTCCCGCGAGGGGTTCTGTGGGTGCTGTGGGCTACGACCTGTACAGCTCCGTGGATACCTGTGTGGCCCTGAAGAATCGGACTCTGGTCGAGACGGGCATCGCCATCACCCTTCCACCCGGAACCTACGGTCGCGTCGCGCCTCGGTCGGGTCTCGCCGTGAAGAAGGGTATCCAGGTGGGTGCTGGTGTCATCGATCCAGATTACACGGGTGAAGTCAAGGTACTTTTGTTTAACGACGGTGAAGGGGATTTCGTGATTAAAAAAGGAGATCGTATCGCTCAATTAATCATCGAAAGATGTGAGACACCTCCGATCGAAGAGGTGGATTCGCTCGATGCCACGGAACGGGGTGAGGGTGGTTTTGGATCTACAGGTCTCCGGGACCCCGAACAAAAAGTACACCCTGATGCATAGTCATGTACAACTTGGCTTTTTCAACACTCGGATACGACCACAGTATCCATCTTTCCCAATAGTCCGACACGAACGGATCGTTCCAATCTTCCATGGAACTTTCGTGTATCTTTAACATTTCCCTATGAATCTCGAAGGGATCTGTTTCTAATCGCACCTTCTCGGGGACGACCGCCCCCTTCCTGAGAAGATGTGTGCGCATGAGCGAGGGGTTCCCGTGGTCTGGGTAATGCCTGACGCTTTTTATTCCAAAATCTAAGGCACGTCTGTCTGGAAGAAAAACCCTGTACTTGTGAGACACAGATGGACTGGGTTGTAACAGGACGCGCATTTATTAAGAGGTTACAAATTAATTCAAACACATCGTGTACAGGAGACGAGACTGGAAGTACGTGATGAAGAGGACACCCGTGACGTACGCCGTCTTCCAATCGATCTTACCAGCTGAGGCCGTGGCGACCAGGTTGAGGAGCAGCATAATCATGGCCGCCATCGACAGGTACTTGTAGTACACGCAATACTTTTCCTTATCCTTGAACTGTTCGAACATTTATAATGAGCACACAAAATTAATTTCCAAAGGCGACACCGGCCATGCCATTCTTTATTCTGAGAATGTTGTAGTTGACGGCGTAGGCACGGGTCAGAAGACCACCACCGCTTGGACTCTTGAGGGAAATCTTGGCGTTGTCGATGCGAGAGAAGTTGAGGGTTCCTGAGGGCTGGGGCTTGTTCATGGTCAGACAGAGGGGCCACGTGTAGAGAGGGGCCGAGTCGAGCACCGAGGAGGGGAGGTTGGAGGTGTGCATCTGGGGCACCACGTTGTGATGGAAGGTGCTGGACATGTCCTCGAAGAGGGGGTTTCCGTTGATGTACATCGTGGCGGTGTCGAAGGTGTACTGATCGGACCAAGAGCTTGCATTAATGTTGGACGACGTGATGTGCACAGCCTTCACGGGGTGGTTGAAGTACGTGAGATCGATGTCGGTGTCCGAAGCGTTCATGGGCTGGAACTGCAACTGTGTGATCAAGAGTTCATGCTCGGACTCTACGAAATGATTGCGTTCATCCGTGTCGAGGTACACGTAGGTACCGAACACCTTGGGAGTTGCATCGGGAGTAAAGTTGGAACGGCACTTGACCCTGATTTCCACGGCGTGGTACTGAAGCGCGACCAGGGGAAGGGATTTGGTCCAGTCTTCGCTGAAAAAGAAGGGAATCATGAAATAATCCGAACCAGCGCCGGCGGTGTCGCTGGCCTTGGCGTTGTCGCTGACTTCAGCGGTCGTGACGGTGCACGTGGTCTTGGCGGAGTTATCCTTGTACAAGATGTTGTGCACACCTTGGATGAAGAACGCGTCCAGCTTGCACACCTCTTGACCACCGATCATGAGGGTAAACTCGGTGGTATCGGCTTGTCCAGAAGAGTAGAGACCGTTTCCGTTGGTGAGCACGTTGGAAATGTTGGGTGCCTCGATCCACACGTAGCTGAGGAGGTCACCCTTGGAGCGAACGGGAATCGTGACTTCGTTACCAGCCCCGAAGGTGCCGATGTAGTCCATGCGCTCGGGCTTTATGGCGAAGTTCGTGTGTCGTTTGTAGTTTTGACGGAAGAATGAGACCTGGGGATCACCCGTGATGTAGGCATCCTGGGCACCCTTGGCGACGAGATCAATCAACGCGGCAGACATTTATTACTAAAGGATATTAAAAATTGGGCGCTATGACGAGGTAAGCTGAAGCTATGGTTCAATTCCAAGCGCTCACCTGGGACTCTTTCGACACTGATGAACACCTCATCAGAATATTCGGTAAGACGATCGATGGTCGTTCGGTATGTCTGTCTACCGCTTTTCAACCGTACTTTTTCGTGAAGCTTCCAGAGGGTACCACCGTGGGTGCCATCAGGGCTTCTCTCAATAAGATGTGTCCGGATGAGGTGGTGGATGTCAAAGTGGATCGCTTTCAGGATATATGGGGATTTCAAAACGGTCACAAACATCTCTTCGCGCAGATCTTCTGTAACAATCTCGCTGATAGGAGACGCGTGTCATCGAAAATTCGTAGGGCTCCCCTGAAAGGTCTGAACGTGAAGGTTCCCCTCTACGAAGCCAACGTGGATCCCGTGTTGCGTCTCATGCACCGTACGGGTATTCAGTCTACTGGTTGGATAGACACGGGTGGAGCTGATTGTGACCGTGAGTTTAACACACACGCAGATATCGACATCAGATGTAAAAATTGGAAGGACCTCAAGCCCCTCGAGACTACGGACATCGCACCCTTCGTCGTGGCTTCCCTGGATATCGAGTGTCACAGTTCCACGGGTAAGTTCCCTGATCCAGATGTACCCGGTGATGCCTGTTTTCAGATTGCCGTGACACTGATGCGTTTCGGTTCCGACGAGGTGTACGACAAGACCTGTCTGTGCTACAAGCAGACGGACCCCAATCTCGATGGGTGTACCATCAAGAGTTTCGACACGGAGCGAGAGATGCTCATGGCGTACACGGAGTATCTTCACGCACACGACGTGGACATCATCACCGGGTGGAACATATTCGGTTTTGATCTCAACTACATCATGAAGCGCGCTGGTATGACTGGGTGTCCACCTGAGTTTTTCTGTATGAGTAAAATCAAGGAACACGTGTGTAATCTCAGTGAGAAGAAACTGTCATCGAGCGCCCTGGGGGACAATAAGTTGAAGATTGTTCCGACCCCCGGACGATTCTACTTTGATCTCTTTCACGAAGTCAAGAAGGAGTACAAGTTGGACTCTTACAAACTAGACAACGTGTCGAAGCTCTATCTGGGTGACCAAAAGATCGACATGCCTCCCAAGGAGATGTTCGCTCGTTTCATCGAAGGGGATCCAGTCAAACTCCGTGAGGTGGCCGAGTACTGCATCAAGGATACTTTGCTGCCCCACAGACTGTTGGATAAACTGTCTACTCTCATGAACCTCCTGGAGATGGCCAAGGCGACGTGGGTCCCACTCAATTACCTGGTGGAACGAGGACAGCAGATCAAGGTGTTTAGTCAGCTGACTAAAAAAGCGCGGGAACTTGGATACCTCGTGCCGACTTTCGATTACGGGTACAAGGATCAGACGGGTTACGAGGGTGCCACGGTGCTCGAGGCGCAGTCGGGTGCCTACTACACACCCATCACGGCGTTGGATTTCGAGGGTCTGTACCCATCGATCATGATGGCACATAATCTGTGCTACTCTACGCTGGTCCTGGACCCAAAGTACGAAAACATACCCGGTGTGGAGTACGAGCGATTCGGACGACACGTGTTTGCTCAGGGTGTTCCCAGCGTGCTTCCAAACATTCTCGCGGAACTCAAGCAGTTTCGTAAACAGGCCAAGAAGGACATGGCTGCCTCGACGGGGGCGACGAAGCGGATGTTCAACGGTAAGCAGTTGGCTTATAAGATTTCCATGAACTCCGTGTATGGTTTCACGGGTGCCTCGGTGGGTATGCTCCCGTGTGTGGCTATCGCTTCCACGGTGACCATGAAGGGGAGAAACATGATCGAAGAGACGAAAAACTACGTGGAGGAACACTTCCCTGGGTCCAAGGTGAGGTACGGGGACTCGGTGACACCCGATACACCCCTGATCATCAGACAGCACGGTCGGGTGAGAACTTGTCGTATCGATTCGATGGTGGATACGTATGTCGTCCGGGATGATGGTAAAGAGGTTGCCCTGGTCGACGCAGAAGTGTGGACCGAAAAGGGTTTCACACCCATAGAGCAGATTGTGAGGCACAAGACGACCAAGACTATTCATAGGGTCCTGACACACACTGGTGTTGTCGACGTGACAGAAGATCACAGTCTTCTTCACGAGGATGCTACGATGGTTAAACCCACCGAGGTTTCATTGGGAACCAAGCTTCTCCACGGAACGTGTAAAGATGCATTTGGTAAAGTCGTGGATGAAGTGAGTGTAGAAGAGGCGAAGGTGATGGGATTTTCATTTAAGGATCGTACATTCGTTCCACCCGAAATTTTATCTGGGAAGATTGAAGTTGTCCAGGCATTTTTGGAAGGTTATAAACACGGTGGTGGTAAACCTATCTTTCAGGGGAAAGAATTAGCATTGGGAATGTTCATACTAATGAAACGTCTCGGACAAAATGTGAATATGTTTGATTATTCAAATAACACGTTCATATTTAATATCGGTGAAACCACGGACCATACGGCCATCAAAAAACTCGAAACCCTCGGAACCACTGATGGATACGTGTACGATCTCACCACAGAATCCCATCATTTCCACGTGGGACCCGGTGAACTCGTGGTCCACAACACCGATTCAGTCATGGTTGAATTCGATGTGGGTGAGAGGACTGGCATGGAAGCCATCGAGTACAGTTGGCAGTTGGGGGAACAGGCGGCCGAGGCCTGCAACTCACTCTTCAAAAAACCCAACAATCTCGAGTTGGAAAAGGTGTACTGTCCGTATTTCCTGTACTCCAAGAAGCGGTACGCGGCCAAACTGTGGACCAAAAACAAGGAGGGTCAGATGAACATGGACTACGTGGATGTGAAGGGTCTCCAACTCGTGCGAAGGGACAATACTCCTCACGTGCGGGAGGTGTGTAAAGAGCTACTGGATGTGGTACTGGAGAGTAACGACACGGTGGCCCCCAAAGCCCTGGCGCGAAAGCGAGCCGTGGAACTCTTGGAGGGTGAGGTGCCCCATGAAAAGCTCATCCTGTCCCAGCAGTTGGGTGACAGTTACAAGTCGTCGAATCTCTCACACGTCCGTGTCCGCGACAAGATGCGTGAGCGGCAACCGGGTTCTGAACCTCAGTCGGGTGACAGGGTACCTTACCTCCTGTTGGACACGGGTGACCACCGGGCCAAAGCTTTCGAAAAGGCGGAGGATCCCAAGTACACGGCCGAGAAGGGGCTCAAGGTGGATTACGTGTACTACTTCAAGAATAAATTCCTGAATCCAGTGTGCGATCTCCTCGAACCCCTCTTCGAGAATACCAAGGAGGAGATTTTCGGTGAGCTCATCACCAAGACGAAACCACCCAGGAAGAAACCAGAGCGAAAGAAGAAACAATTGATGATTGATGATCTATTTAAAAATGAGACGCCCCAATAAGACATGGGCATACCTGAAAAGGTGGCGGTACTTATCAACAATGAGGTCGAACGTAGACTTCACGAAGAGCTTTGTCACGTGGCCGAAAAGGTGGCGCAGTTGTATCAAGTTCCTCTGAAGATTGTTCGCAAGGATTTGTTGGGTGAAGAGTATTGCATGGGAGTCAAAAAGGCTGACGGCAAACTTTGCATGCACAAAGCTGTACTAGATGGCTACTGTATGAAACACGCGAATGACAAACGTCCGTTAGAACCCATAAACCAGGTGCGTTCTGGTGTCAAACATAATCATCCATTTCCATCACCCCCGAGATCCGACTGCCCGGCATGCAATATTCCCAAGAGTACAGAAAATCAGTTTAGAGGTTTAGGTAGTATCATGTAATAATGAACAAATCAGATATTCTACTATCATCCATCAACACCTTCTACGGTGTACCCGAGAATAGATCTACGCTCATGGAACTTCTCAACAAATCCGGGGGTATATCCCTCAGAAACCTCGAGTGGTTCATCACCAATTATTCCAAAAAGAATAACCTCGCCTACAAGACGAACGATGGAAAAATATTCAGCGTTCACTGTGCCTACAAGTCGAGTCTGGATGGGTACAGCAAAAAATTATTCGATCCCTTCTGTCGGTCAGCTAAAATCGCGTACACTATTCCTGGGACAGATGAGGAAATTCATACGACCGTGGCGCAGTTGAACTTCATCAGGTGGTGCATAAAGAATAATGTGGTGGAGTACATCCGAAAGAATCACGATACACTCTTCAATAAGCCAGCGACATGAATCCCCCGTCGAATACAAACGTTTGGTACCCCACGTAGTACAGATGTAACTCGTAGTCTCTCGTGAGTCCCTGTGTCAGTTTTACCTCTAGCACCGTCTTGTTTGATTGTAATTGTCCAAAGTCCAAACTTCCCGATGGCTCCACATTGATCGGATTCATCGAGAATGTGTACGTATAAATGTTTCTGTTGGGTCGCGACAGCCGACTGTTGAATGGTATCACGTATTTATAAAATGGGTGCGTCGTCAGTGGTATGTTCGGGAGGTCCTCCCCCTTTATGTATATCTTCGCACTGTCCATGATTGGTTCAAAGTACGAGTTGACAATTGAGTAGTTTGTGTTTGCCGAAAAGTTGAACCGATTATCGTACGTGGTGTCGGTGTCCCTCATGAACCAATTGAGCGTCTTGACTGGTATGTCGGGTACGAGCTCTAGGCGCGTCGTGTCGGTACTGGGATGTTTCTTCACTATGTCGGTGATGAACAGTTGTCTCTGGGTCATGAGAAACGTTCGCTCTTCGTGTGAGACGGTCATCTCCTCCGTGATGATGTCGAAGCCATCTATCTTGAGGGGGGTCGTGTAGTCCGTGAAGAATGATTGTTCATGAAATTCAATGTCGAACACGATCTTTTGTTTGTGAATGGCGCACAGTGGAAAGTACGGGCGGTTGGGGTTGTTCGTGGCGTACTCGTCCCCCTCGTATTTCCTAGAGAAGAACATGGGTATGGGAATCATGAGCTCGGATTCGAATTGAGATAAAAGAAAGTTACCGGTTAGGGAGGACGTATCCTCGGCTAGATTTCTATTGAGGGTGTACCTCTTCGTGCGCTTCTCCGAGGCGTCCAGATATAATTCGTCGTATATGATTCCCCAATCGTCGTGAAAAATCTCCACCACCATCTCATCCACGCGCATAGTCAGGGACTTGATGAGGTGCCTCCC